CCGGGCGCAACTTGACGCACCGCGGACGTGAGCATATCTAGTTTCAGGCCGAGTTGCCGAAGTCCAGCTGCAGTATCTCCGCCACCCACCTGATTAGCGAACGCAGCGAACTGACTTTGTGGCACGACCGCCTCGGGACCATTCTCTGCAATCAAACCGATGTGCGGTGTGGTGAAGTAGCCACCATTGGCGTGAGGAATAGCTCCGAGTTTTGGTGTCAAATAATTGCCTGAGAAGTAGTCATCAAGTGAAACATTGCCCTTTGGTACGGTCGTGACAGGAACACTCGTGTAACTCCCATCGTCCTTTACTGCTGTAATCTTGTAGTCTCCGCCAGCAGTGGCGACCGTCGTCCCAACACTGAGCCCTGCTGGAGCCTTACCATTGGATTGAACCTGTACCGTAGCCTGTTGAAGGGCAAGTAACTGTGCTTGAAGCGCCAGTGCATCGCCATACAGGGCATTGCCGAGCTGTGCGCCAAGGGTTGCATACTCGGGCAAACTATCTGTAAGCATTTTAAGGATTTGGTCATTCGTGTTGGTTGCTAGAAGTGCCTCAGCAGTAGCGTTTACATTTGCTGTCGCCAACTTCTGGTCATAGAAGGTGTTAATGGAGATGAGACGGTCATCCTCAGACTTCTGGAAAGCAATCAGCGCGTCTTTGAGCTGTTGTATCTCAGCGTTCCCCGACTTCGTGGCTGCTGCCAGTACCTGGTCATAATAGGCATTGGTGGCAGTGAGTTGGGTAGCATAGGATGACTGGGCCGCGGTGAGCGTATCTTTGAGTGACTGAATCTGAACGTTCCCCGACTTCTGTGCGGCTGTCGTCATGGCGGCATAGGACGTCTGAGCAGCAGTGACCTGATCTTTGAGTGATTGGATCTGAGCGTCCCCCGACTTTTGTGCCTTCGCTGTTTCAGCGTCATACGTGTCCGATGCCGCCTGTTTCTGCTTCTGGAGGCTCGCCAGTTGGGTATCATATGCTTCCTTGGCAAGTTCCTTGTCGATAGCCTTCTGTGCTGCCAAGATAGAAGGGGCGTCCTTCGCATTGGAGAAAGTGTCTCGGAGACCAGAGAGCGTATCTGTGTTCTGTGCTGCCGTTTGTGTATCTTGAAGTGCCTGAATCTGAGCGTCCCATTGTCCAAGTGCAGCGGCTTTCTCTTTACTGATTGCGTCCAGCGTCAAATTGAGTTCGTCCTGGCGCTTGTTGATGATGTCATCCAGGGCGTTGACGGTGGCAGCCTTTTCCGTGTCAATCGCATCCAGCGTCGAGGTAAGTTCGGTCTGACGTGCCGTTATCATGTCGTTGAGGGCATTGACCGTTGCGTCCCGCTCTGCGTTGAGAGCATTGACAGCTTCAGTCTTCATCTTACCAATTGTATCAAGGTCGGAGGTCAACTTATCCTGACGCTTGGTTATCATGTCATTGAGGTCGTTGATTCCCGTGTCACGCTCTGTGTTGAGGTCGTTGACAGCCTTAGTCTTCTCAAGGTTGTAGTTGTCAATGATGATAGAAGTCAGCGCCGAAAAGATGTTCTTCTGCTTGCTGACATAATCAGCCAGAGAGGCGATATATTTGTCCTGCGCGTCCTTTTGTGCCTGCAGCGTCTTGTCAGCGGCGTCTTTGTCGGCTGCTGCCTTTGACGTTCGGGCGTCATCATAGACTTTCTTGGCTGCCAGAGTATATGCCTCGTCGGCCTTTAGCTTCGAGCCACCATCGGCGATCGCCGCATCGCGTGCCTTCGCGAGGTCGTAGATCTGACCCTCAACCACCGTATGGCTCAGCTTGTATGTCTTATCATCCAGGTCTGAGTTGATCTTCAGAACTTCCGCAGCGTGCGCCTGAGCTGCCTTCAGTGCCTTGTCGGCTGCCGCTTTCTCTTCGGGCGCCCTGGCATCGCGCGCCTGTTGCTCAGCTGCCGCTATCGCGGCTGCCGCTGCGGCTGCCTCCTTTTTCTGTTTAGCGATTGCGTCCGTCTGTGCCGTAGCCTGTTTGTTCATCGCCGCGCCGCGCACACCGTCGATGTTGCTCTGCAGCTGCTGCTGAATGACCAGACGGTCCTTCGCTCGCGCTGCTTCATATGAGGTGATCTGGTCCTGTGTCCATTCCGCTGATTCTTTGCCGACCTGCAGGTTCTTGGCGGTGTCCTTGTCGAACTGGTCCAGTTTTGTTCTGAGAGCCTGAATGTTGTCCGTCGATGCATTAGTTGTCAGTTTCGGGTTCATGGCCGCGTTGTAGTCCCGCCAGGCGTTGGCAGCTGCAATGACCACGACTGTGAGGGCGGCCACGGCAAGCATGATCGCCCCGATAGGCGTCAGTGCCAGCACGCCGTTGGTAACGATCAAGACGTCTTTGAGAGCGGCAACAGCGATAGCGATACCATCGACCACGCCCGTCACAACCTTGAAAGCCAGGAATGCCCCAAGAACGCCGCCCAATACCGGAGTGATTAAATCCCAGTTCTTGGCAATGAAGGTGGCAATATCGACCATCCAGCCGAAGACAATCTTGGCATTTGTAAAGAAGGTGGTGATCGCCGCCCCGACATCGTCGGCCCATTTCTGTAGAGAGCCGTTGGCCTTCCATTCTTCGACTTTTGCCAGCACAGCGGTGATGCCCTGCTTGAAGAAGTCGAACATGGACCCAACGCGGACAGTACCGTCATCCGAGAACCCGGCGATAGTTCTGAGAATGTCCTCGCCTGTGTCCTTCATGCCCTTGATGAGACCACCCAGCGAGTTGGCCTGTAATACTGCCCCTGCCTTGAACCGCTTGTCCATGAGAGAAAGCAGGGCAGTATTGAACGCAGCTTGGTTGACGATCGTACCCTTCTGGTTCGCGATCTCGATGCCAGCTTCTGTTTTAGCGCCCTCTGCGAGGACCATGGCCTTGTTGATACCGTAAGCAGACAGGGCCTTGGTTTGCCCGAGCAGGAAACGCCCGTACGCCTCTGCCGCGCTCGCAACGTCTCCATTGGTCGCAGCGGCCATGTTGGCGACCTGTGGCAAAACTGTTTTGGCGTCCTGGCCGAACTTTGTCAAAGCGACGGTGGCAGCAAGCAGCTCGTCATCCGTGAACGGGGTCTTAGAAGCAAGGTTCAGTGCGGATGCGACCGCCTCACCCGCTGCTTTTGATGAACCCATGAGCGTCGTGAGCGACATCCGGTATTTCTCGATGATTTGCCCGCTGGCCAGGGCAGCAGCGCCCCCGGCCGAGAAGGCAGCGACGGCGGCAACACCAACAGCCCTGAGCGCCGTGCCGATCGGGTTCATGACAGCATCGAGATCCTTCGTCGATTTCTGGAAGTTTTTCAGTTCCGACTGGACCTTCTTGATCTCCGTCGTGAACTCGGCGCTGTTGGCCCCGATGGAAACTATGAGTTTAGCGAGCGTCGCCACTGTTCACCACCTTTGTACCACCAAAAGCCTCTGTTAGCAGTTCAACCGTCGCCAGCATCTGTTCAGCCGTCTGTTCATGTTTCACCGGCCGGTCATACAGTAAGAAGCCGCTCATTTCGACAGGAGGACTGTCTGGCGAACGCTGCAGGTTACATAAGGTCGAACAGATTTTTGCACTCTGATAGTCACTATTGACCTCGCTCCGATGTTCTTTTGTATCCCACGCACGCCAAAGCGACTGCCATTCGAGAGGCGTACAGGTCAGGAATTCGTCAGAGGTAAGGCCGAAGAGACATCTTCCGATAGCCCAGAGCTCTGTAGCGCTGGGCTCTTCGCGTTTGGGTCGTCGGCCGCGGCTTCTGTGTCTTTGCCAGGCTTCATCATGTGGGCCTGCCAGACTTCTACGATCAGCAGGAGCAGCATCGGATATGCGTCCGCGTCCAACTGGAGTTCGAGGTCCTCAATAGTTACCTCTCCAGGGAGAACCGTCGTCTTCTGATGTTCTGGCCTGTTCACCACGTCTTCCCAGTGAGCGAGAACGTAGATCGCTGCCACGACGTCCGGGACCATGTCCGCGATGTCGACCCGGTCTTTCAGGTCCAGGAGGCTATCCGAGTCGACGAGCTCATCTGCCGACAACTGCCCTACCTCGACGCCCAAGGCCTTCGCGTGCGCCTCGTTCGTCCTGGCTGCCGCGCTGCCTGCCTGCAGCTGGTGCTGCAGAAGCAGGATGAGAGAGGTCATCGGCTTATGCGTGATTGTCTTGTACCACGTCGGCGCCATCAGGGAGAGGCGTAGATGCCTCTCCCTTCCGAGCAGCTCGACCGGTACGCTATCAACCGTCGAGAAGCCCACGCTATGTGGCCTTGGCGACGAGGATGGAGTAGGTCACAGCCACCTTTCCCGTCTCCTGGACGATGATCGTGACCGGTGTGATGGACCCAGCCGCGCCCAGGGTGATGGCGCTCGAGTCAGCGCCGCTGGTAACGACTGCGCCATTGACGGTAATGACTCCTGCGGCAGCGGTCGGCTTGACGGTCACCGAGTTGACAGTATTCGCCTGACTGTTCACGAATGTACCAGGCGTTCCTGAGGCTACCGGCACGTTCACCCCGGCTGGAGTAAAGACGAAGAACGTGGTCGTGAGACCAGCAGAGAGCGTCTTGTTGAGGGTGACGGCCCCACTGACCTTCATGTTGCACGTGAACGTGAGAGCATCGCCCTTCTCGGTAAACGGGCCGGGTAGAAACTCCGTCACGACAGCCGAAAAGGTGAAGCTCGCGCCCCAAGCTGTGGGGAAGACGATCACGTATGGATGAACCAGGCCATCTGCCTGATCGGCCAAGAGTCCTGTCTGTCCAGGGTCAGCCAAGATCAGGTTACCCGTCACCTTGACATCATCAGAGCTGCGCATGCCTCCGATGAACTCGGCCATACGGCCGACGCTGTCATGGTTCGTGACGTCGATTGTCGTGCTCTTGAAGTTTGGCGGCGTCAGGTTTATGACCTCTGCGATCGCGACGCCAGCGCGGGTGAGTTGTACACCAAATGAAGTTTTTGCTTGGGACATTGTGAGCCTCCTAGCTCTGTGTGTACCAGATGAAAAAGTCTGAAATCACTGCGAAGAGCGTTGTCGCTGCGTCGTAGAGTGGAATCATGTTTTCGACCGGCACGACCTGCACGTCAGCATTCGCCGACGGCCACGTTTCCAATGCTGCTACGACCTGGTTGTTGATTGCTTTAGCGCTTCCAAAGGATGAAGCGTAGGATGATACTTGGACACGCGGGTGCCTGAGACCGTTGCGCCCCTGGTGTGAATAGTCCGGGAGGTCGTCGATCGTCTGATAGACCACGTAGGGGGTCAAGATTCCCTGTGCGATCGTCACTGCCGCGATATGCGTCACAGGAACGAGCGCGGTCAGGGCCGTGAAGGTACTCAGACGAGAGAAGATCGCGGCGTCGAGGTCGTTCATAGCTTGATGTTCTCCAGTTCTTCATTCAGCGCGTCGGTGAATATTCGCAGGATAGTGTCCTTTTCCTTGTCCAGCGTCGGGACCATGGCCGGATGCGCGGGTGTGGTCGGAAAGCCCAGCTCCTGCGCCATGGCTGTTGCGGTCTTGCTCTTGACGGGGCCAATGTCGACCTCATAGGTTGGATAGCGGTCCCTCACATTGGAGGCTATAAAACTGTTCTTGAGCCGATGTGCGGGATGGTCCTTGCCGACATACGTGTTCCGTTCGATGCGTACAACGAGGTATGCAGCTGCGTCCTTGAGCGCCGTGCCGATTTTCCGCTTTGCCACGCGCTCGCTGAGCGACTTCAATTTTGCCTCACAGTCCTCTAGACCAGTAATAGAAATGGTCACTTTACCGCTCATGCTGCCAGCTCCTTGCACATCAATTCAAGCGACGTGTGCTGCATTTCAGGATCGATGAGGTAGAGGATGATGTAGGTATGCTGTCTATAGATCACCTGCATGTTCTCTTCGACTGTCGCAAGGTATCGAATAGTGACTTTCAGAGTAATCTCACTCTGAGATTGCTTGGAAGCGAAAAGGAGCCCGCCACTCAGGGGTTCGACAGCAGCCCACACCGTCGCCAGGGTCACGAAGCCCACGACAGGCTGCCCGTAGGCATCCTGTGTCGTAGAAGGGTACTGAATCACGACCCTGCGCTTCAGGCGGCTGCTATCCATCAGAGTGACCAGCGGTACAGATTCAAGAGAGCTTCGACGGCGTGCGGAAGAGCTGCTATTGTGGCCCGTGTGCCGGTGATGACCGTGCCTCGTTCGTCATACCAGTCCTTGATGAGCAGGAGCATGGCCTGTGTCAATGGCGCAGGTACCGCGGCGACCGTACCATACACCAGTGCAAAGTGCACAGTGAACGGCAACACGGGAGGAGTGACAAATGCCACCGCGCCCGCTGTGACGGTATAGTCAGCCGGTGGAATGACCTGTGGATCACCGTTTCCATCCACATAGGTGACGGATGACACGGTGAGCGTCTCCGTCGGTGCACCATACCCGGCGGTGAACGTGATAGTGATCGGATAGCCAGCTGCTGAGATCTCCGGCCAGCTAAAGGTCGATGATGGTTCGATGGTCCCTGGATCGCCCGGTGTGACAACGTACTCACTCGCCGGCAGCGTGTGGGGCGTGTTGCTTGCATCCAGGTAGGTGATGGACACGACTGACTGGAGCGGAGGCCTCGGCATGACGACCTTGCTGCCCCACGCATTGCGTGACATCCTGCTCCACCCGCCCCTGAACAGTTTAGTCCAGCTAATGTGCTGCCA